CAGCGAATCCTCGCCATCCGGGACACGGAACCAACGGTCAGTCAGCAGAGCTATCCATAGCTCCACTGTTTCTTCCGGCCAGGCCCCCAAGAGAAGAGCCTTGTAGAGGTCGATAGGTATCAAATCAGTGGCGGACTTTAAGTCTATACTGTAGTGTCGCTCGGAATCCTCCGTGCTAGCTACGTATGTCTTCAAAGAACCGTCCTGATCGAAAGTACCATCCATTGGAAGTACGGATAGGCACCCCATCATCCAGTCGTGGACTGGTTTCATTAGTCGTTGGGTCCAGTAATCGACGATTGCAATCGTCCTTACTTTACCCGCGGCCTCAGGAAGGAACGCCAGTTTCCCGGTGTCCTTCTGAGCTAATAAATTCCATCCAGAACCCACAAGACCTAAGGCCTTCTCTGGAGGAGGACAGGCAACTTGCCGGTCCCACTCCCTAGAAGTTCTCTCTAGGACCTGGTCGAATAGATCGACAGTGCGGTAATCACCCACGTGCTTGGCCCACATTCTAGGATAATTGTTCGGGCAAGCTGCCCAAGCAAGAGTATCCATAGGGGCACCAAATACCCCTGTAGAATGGTTAGGACCACCGCGTGTGGGATGATACGGGGACTGGGCGGGCCTTGACGCCAAGCGGGGTTTCACGACGTTCCTCTTCCCAGAGGCCAGACCATACTCTTGTACGGTCGGCCAAAAGGTATCTTTACAGAAGATACTGAATTCGTTCAGTGTCTCCTCGTCTAGAACGGGACATGCCCCGGTCACATTGACTAGGTCACATGGCTCGTGAGGCGCATCGAAAGCTGAATAGCTTTTAAGAAGGGAGATGATCAGTCTGATTGTCACCTTATTATGACTCCCCAACTCCCTACGGAAATACAAAGGTATTATCCTAGGTAGTCCGCTTCTTGCAAGGCCCACCGGTTCCGAAAATAGGAAAGGATTATCGTTTTGAATTCCTCCCAACCACCTCTGGACGAAGAACAGCGTGTTTTTCATCTTTTGGACAAGGGCAGTCTGCCCTCTGGTTTTGAGTATTCTAGCGAAAGACTTCCCTAGCGCTTTTAGCGCCTCCAGGCGTGCCGGTCGAGGCTCACACTGTCCCCCAGCTCGCAGATTGAGGTCAGTACCCCAATCTACGAACAAGGTAATCAGAGTTTCCTCTGATAGTGTGACCAGTAACTCTCCATCACTATTAATAGTGTGCTTCTCCAATCTGCTAAAATGCCAACCCAGGGCACCCCACGACGGTCGTCGACCATTGTGGAGTTGCCCGAATTCCTTTAACGTATGCCGAGCCTCCTTAGAGATTGAATATTTACCACCCGATGTGGCGGTTTGTACTCTTTCAAAGGGGATGGCTTGGACTGCGGGCCCCGGAATTACATATTCATCCACGCCGACTGAGTCGACATGGTAGAAAGTGTAATCGAGGTGCTGTACTGGGGGAGTTTTAATTGGTTTGGTAACAGAAGTTGATTGTTTGGAGGCTGTACCCTCTCGATCTGGGACCATAGTGTCTCCGGGTCGGGCAAGAACAGCGAGAGTAGAGTCTTGACTGACGCTAACCCTGACTTGAATCTTGTATTCCTTCTCGGAGAAGTAGAGAATCGCTGCGTCGTCCATTGGGTCAACGACAGCGTAGAAGCCTCCTCCCACACGGGTCCAATTCACGGATCTGTAAAGAGGATGTGCGGGAAGCTGATAGAGACTTCCTGACGTGTGAAAATTTACACACGGCCAACTGAGGGTTGCTAACCCTTGGGGAATCCGTTTGTTTATTATTAGCATGTTAGTTAGTTTCTATTAGTTTGTGACGTTAAGCCACGTCAGTTCTACCACCGAGTGGTGGGGCTGCAGGCCGGTCCAGAGAACCACGTACGTCGCACGCTGTGTGATGTACTCACTCTCAAAACCGTCGTTACGACAGTTCAAAGGGCAATCCAGCACAACATAGGATTAGGGGGGATGCCTTTCTAGGGCTTCCTTCCTACGTACAAATTACAAGGAACCCTCTTATCGCAGTTTCGAAGGTGGTTTAGGACTTTGTTCTGAACTGCCTATGTAGTTAACTACAATCGAGATGCACAAGAGAAATCTTATTTTCAATTTCAGATTCCCCAAGGGCAGAGCCCTAGGTTAATTCAGCGAAACTTTTGAGTCCGAGAGATCGGAATAATCCTTGAAGGCCGTGAGGCCCCGTAGGACGGAAAGCACATTGACCATACCTGGTCGGCCCTTCTCAGTTCTCACTGATGGGGATTGCACCAACTGACCGTTCCTATCTGGATACCTTTTCAGGTAGGGATGCTCACGTTGCCAATTCCCAAAAGGCTTTCGAGCGCAACACCGTCCAAAGGACAGAGAGGCTACACCCGGAGTCACGTACGAGTTTAGAAAGTTTGGGAGTTGTATATACTACAAAACTTCCTGGGGGGTCCTGGTGGATCCTCGCAAGAGGAGGCCGGTTCGATTCCGG